AACCCATCGACCGGTTCCTGAGTTCCAGTTAGAGGACCGCACCGAGTCTGGGATCTTTCCAGTAATGGTAGACCAGTCGGATGTCAGCGTTGAGGAACCGTGGTAGCCAATCACCACAGTTTTGTCGTTTCCGCCGCTCTCAAAGTAGAGGTATACCTCAACCTTAGTTACCTCGGCCCCGCTCAGATCGCTACGAATCTTAGCATCGTCGAACCCGATAGCGGTCTTCCGGTTTCCCTCGTTGTTAGTTGCAAGGGTACCAAAGTAGTTGTTATCAGGGTTGTTGACAGACTGCTGTGGCCCACTTCCTAAGTACCAACGAGACGAGTTCGCATCGTAGGTCTTAGTATATGTTTGAGTTTGTGGTGGTTCTGTAGACCCAGTGTCGGTGCCGCTCGCCAGTGTCCCCGGTGAAGCAGGCTTGTATGCCAAGTTGGCACCTAGTGAAGGAAGTCCTACGTCTTCGACAGACATCCGTACTTCTTCTGTCGTATCCATTGTTCCTCCTGGGCCCATGGTACCTCCTAAAGCGTTCAACGAGAACCGAAGACTGTGCCATCCGGCTGCAAGATCGATAGATGACGAATACTGATACTCCGATCTCTGATTCGCTACTGGTCCTGCGAATACAAACCAGTCATCCAAGAGAGGTGTAGAAGAGGTCGCCAGTATCGGTCCAGTGGTTGAGAAAGCGTGTCGTAGCCGTCCTCGGATTCTCCCATCTGCCAGCGAGTGAATCGCTGCCCAGGTAGTTGTAACCCGACAAGCACGAGTCTCTGGAACCTGAAACTCCATCTGATATACTGCATACTCTGATGTGATGCCTGTGACCGCTGGTGTCCTCGATCCAGCAGCGAGAACACCCCGAGCCGAGTCCGCCAGGACAGACGTAAGTGTCTCTCCGTCAAGTAGCGTTGCCTCAGACCGTAGAGTCAATTCACCCGTTGTTGTAAAGTCGTGGAAAGTAGCATCCCCAAGTTCGCCGATACTTGCGACAATCGTTCCGGTCGGATCGATAATCTGAAATGAGTTCGAAGTAGGCTCGCACGTCAACTCATCAATATCACAAATCCACCCAGAACCATCGTTAGCCTCGATAGCATTGACCGACATTCGCATCATTTTCTGACCGGCAGGAATAGTTACATATCCCTCCATCAGAACTATCTCACCTGCGATAAGCTTATCGACTTCGGCCGCATCGAGAACGAAAGATGTTGTGTTGTTCGGAAGGGCCATAATATCAGCGACACCATCCGAAGTCCTCATGCTAAGAACAACTACTGAAGCACCAAAAGAAGACTTATCAATCGTCCGACTAGCCCGAACTCTCGCTGAAAGATACCATTGCTCTCCCGCTACTACAGGATAGTTTCGAGTTTGAACGACACGTTGCCCATCAAGAGAACCAGCCATCGTAAGACGCATCGATCGTGAACCAGAGATCGGTGTTATTGTATTCTGCGAAAGAACTCCCCCGAGACCAGCTTGTCCATGTTTGAACCAACCAGCAAAACCGTTAGAAGAGAGAGTTCCATTCGAAAGGATTTCATAATCCTCCATATTACCGTTGACGATCGCTGCGGGTCTAGACCCGATGGAGAACCGATCGGCATTCACATCGCCAGCGGTTATCCAGGCTGCATTTAACTTGACAACTGCGAGAGCATCGACAAGAGCAGTCCCCACAACCAACAAATCCGTGGTAATCGCACCGGCAGCGATCTTGCCTGCTACCACAGCACCAGCTGCAATAGTAACTGCTGTAACTGCATCGGCTGCGATTTTGCCTGCAACTATAGCTCCGGCTGCAATCTCGGAAGCAGTAATAGCATTAGCCGCAATCTCGGCAGCAGTAATCGAGTCAGCTGCGATCTTACCTGCAACCACAGCTCCAGCTGCGATCTCAGAAGCAGTAACCGCATTAGCTGCAATATGAATTGCCGTAACCGCGTCGGCTGCAATAGTTGTCGCCGTAACAGCATTAGCTGCGATCTTACCCGCAACTATAGCTTCAGCAGCAATAGCGTTTGCCGTAATAGCATTAGCAGCAATCTGGGCAGCAGTAATCGTCCCGGCTGCAATTGCAATGGCTGTAATCGACCCCGCAGCAATAGCATTAGCCGTAACAGCACCAGCGGAAATATCGGGAGCCGTTATTGGGAATTTACCTTCAAGTGCGGTGACGTCTCCCTCGGCTGTATCTAGGCGAACGCCCAAAGCAGGCAAAGTTGTTACATTAAGTGTGTCTAAAGAACTCGAATTAGAATCCATCTGAGTCTGAAGAGAAGGGATCTTTACCGTATCAAGATCTTGGATTGAAGCCTCATTACTCGTCACTCTCAAAGTAATACCCGGAAGCTTATTGTCATTAAGATCGCCAACACGAATATCGTTAGCAGCCAACTCAGACTCGAGTGTGGGGAGAGTTACCGTATTAAGCTGCGCCAGAGCGGCCGTGTTCTCGTCTACCGCAGTGTCTATCGTCGCAATCACAGTATTCATTTCGATTTGACTCTGAGCAACACCGTCCAACTCAGCGATGAGTTCCAGGATGCGTGTTTTAGTCAAACTGGTAACGGTCGCCATGTTGTTTCCTTTCTCAGTAGGAACTTACAGTGAAGGCATCCTCATCGATATGGAAAACCGAGAGAGCTTGGAGTTGAAAACTTCCATCAGCGTATACCTGAATCATCTCGTCGGGCCCAGTTGCAGTCCATGTTCCATCCCCGTCGTACACAACACGAAACGGTCTTGCTCTCTCACAAATATCAACGACCTCTTCGGGATCTGGAAGCCGCGGATCCAATGTCTCTGTGCCATAGAGAATATCTTCGATAGCAGCTGTTACTTCGGGAGACTCTGTAGTATCCAGCACCAAGTGTGACCCCGGACTAGCACCCGGAATCGGAATAGCGGAAGCAAAAATATCCCAAACAAAGCTTGAAGGACTGGGTGAATCGCTCGTCGTCGACCATTGTCGAGTTGAAAGAGTCGCTAAAACATTGTACACGAGATGTAACTTATGACCGTCACCGTATGAAGTTCGATAGGAAAGACCAAAGCGCTTGCCAGACGTAGTTTTAGCATACCCTGAGTGCTCGGCAAACTGGTCGGGATAAGTAAAAGCCTCGATTGTGGCACTGTACTCCCCCAGATTCTGGGTAATAACGCTTCTAATGCCGTCGAGGTAGTAATCTGTGTTAACCTCACTCGAATCTTCTTCAGATACTGAGATAAGGCCGCCCCAGACAACCCCCTCGCCTTCAGAATATAAAACGCCACGATCGACGCCCTCTTCGTAAGGGCGGGGAGCATCACCCCAGTTCAGCCGAGTCATTAGGCAGCAACGCCTGGAAGAACTGCGGGCCAAGGATTCTTGGTTGTCCAAAGACCCGAGAACCGATCTGTTTTAGAGGCCACAATGCCATAGAGATTCACTGCTCCGGCAGAAGAAAGCAAGGTACTTGTAGCGGCCACTTCATTATTATCCTGAAGCGCACCGTATCGAGAGAAGCCCGGAAGGAATCCTGAAGGCAATGTCAAAACCGTCCATGGAGAAGTAATATTAGTCGGCGTTTTCAAATCGAGATACAAGTCTACAACATCTCCGACTCTTCGAAGAAGGGCCGAGTTAACAATCGCACTGCCTCGCTTATCGACCATTGCTGAAATATTACGCCAACCTGTGTCTCCAAACAGAAGAAGCCAACCAGTATTGTCGTTAACGTTGATACCGGAGATCTTAAGCCATTCCACAGCACCTTTAGATGCGGTAGTATCGACATAACGAGAACCAATGGGTGCAGCTACTACACCCTCGGGTTGACCAACCCCTTCGAAGAGTCGAGTGATGGACGAAACCCAGGTGGTTCCGTTGAAACGAAGCAAATCACCTACTTGCGGAGTACCAGGCTTAGTGATCTTGGTTTGAATCGCAATCTCGTTCGCATTACTAGCATCACGCTCTGAATTGTGAGCGGAAACATGAGGGTCTCCACTGGAGACGGGTGTCAAAGGCATAGAAATATCTCCTAGATCGTCTCGATGAGCGGCTCAATTATACGGTTGGCCAGAATTTCGATGACCTCACTCTGTAACAACAATATAGGATCCTGTCCATCATGGCCATATAGAAAAGACTCCACGTCAGCCAGCATATACGGATCGACCAGAGTCGAGTCGATGACGAAATGAGCCGTTGGTTTGTGGGTATTGGCCGGGGGAGGAACCGTATTGATAGTCCACTGTCGAACATTGGGTTCGGGACTGCTATTAGTGGTCTTATAGTCACGACTCGCGGGAGATGTCACCGCGTTGTATACGATGTGAAGTTTGTACCCATGACTAATATCGTCGAGATCGTTACCAATCAACGTCCGATAAGACAAACCGAAGGTAGATCTCGGCTGTTGAGTGGCAAACAGACCCGGCGACAGGGCCTTACTACCGTCACAGGAAGCAAACTCAGGAGGAGCGGAAAGAGCATCCAACGTAGCCTCAAAATCTTCATTTGCAACGAGATCAAGATACTTGACCCCGTCAAAATATAGCGACTCAACCTCGCCTCCGGAGGCATTCTCACTCACAGAGACTAGACCATTCCAGGGAACACCTGGACCAAGCCTCGGATAGAGGACACCATGATCGACGCCGGTCTCGTATAACCGATCCCCGGTCTGATTCCAGATAAGTCTTGTCATATCAAAAGTCCTCCTTTCTATCCTTTGGTGCCCATTTGGGCTTTCCTACGATCATTTAGCGCACGATTTCGAGCTGAGACTTCACTTCTACTCATCTTCTGAGGCTTAGAATTCTTAAGGTTACAGACCTTAATTAGCGTGAACAGGCGATTTAGATGCCAGTTCTCACACGCCATAGGAATTGTAAATATAGTCATCCAGTAATAGATCAGTTCTGACGTGATCGTCTCGTTTGATTTAGGAGCATTAGGAGCCTCATGAAACCATGTCGCTGTCATCTTGGCATCAATGTACGCATTAATTTGAACCAAATTGGCTTCAGAGAGTTTATCAACAACGTCTGAATCCACATTGGGCGTCAAAATCATGGCATGAATATAACTGAGAATTTCCTCGTTCGTCTTCTCAGCCGGTCCCAGAAAAGGCTTTTCGTGAATAGACTCCCATTTCGAAAGGGAGACCAGAGAGTGCTCGAGTTCTAGAGTAAATCCGTGGGGATTGACGAATTCTTCTTTCTTTTCGTCATAGAACTCTTCTCCAGAAACTTTAATTGTTAGCACTCTCTGGCCTCCTTTCAAATATAAATTAGACAGCTGCAGCGAACAACGCGATGACCTCAGCAGGCAGCGGCAAACGAGGGTTGGCGCCACCAGTCGGTGGGGTACCAGTACCATCCGCGCCGTAAAGAATTGCCTCAAGCGCTGCAAGATCAGCCGGGTCGACCTTTGTGGAATCGACCGTAAGGCTGGCAGAGGGCTTGTAAGCCACCCCACCCACCGTACCGACGCCGACCGGAGTCGTACTGAGCTCCCAGCTGAAGGTGATAGCCTCAGGCGAGTCGTTGACCGTGGCAAAGGCTTTCTCCGACGGAGCTGCCTGAGCATTGTAGATCATGTGCAGTTTGTACCCGAAGTCGGTGCCCGACATGTCGTTACCGACAAGAGTACGGTAGGACAGACCGAAGGATCCGCGTCGCTGCTGACCCAGATAGACACCCATCGCCGGAGCGGCGGTGCCATCGAACTGACCGAACTCTTCGGGATACGTGAAGGCCTCGATCGTAGCACCGAACTCCTCAGCGGAAATAAGGTTCAGGTACTTGATGTTGTCCGCATACAGCGGGTTGGACTCGGCGCCCGAAGGTGACTCGGTGACGGTCGTGAGACCATTCCAGGCCACGCCATTGGCGTAAACCCCCGCGTTGTCCGGAATGTATAGGACTCCGTGGTCGACACCGGTCTCGAAGACCCGCTCGCCTACCTGGTCCCAGGTGAGTTCTGGCATGATTCTTCCTTCCTAGAAGAATAGATTGAAAACGTCATGGTTAAGATTGTCTGTTGTATAGTGCCTTTCGAAGGAACACAACGGCAGACGGGCGATCTTGTCTGGAATATCGCTATCTGGATCTTGATCGATCACTGTCACCTGGTATCGCTTAGTATATCGATAAGGCTTATTGTTAGCAAACAAAGTCTCCGAATTGTCTCTACTGTAA